GAAGCACCAGAACCTGTTACCAGGAAGCAGCCTGTAATTACGCCGCCTGCACCAGTAATTGTGTAGGTAATTGCATTCGCAGCAGAAGTTACAATGTTGCCGCTGGCAGAAGTTACGTTGTTACCAGTAGCAGTTGTAAACACNGCAGTACCACGAACNGCAGAGCCGCCAACTGTGTAGGCTGTAAACTCTGACCAATCAGTGTGTGAAGACATCGTGTCTGTTGCACTATAACCAGTAGAAGTATTGATTAAGCCAAGATATGGGCCAACCAAAGTGTATCCAGAAGCTGTATAGAGTAAAGTGTTCATGGCAAGAATTTTGCCCACTTGCACTACTTGGTTTTCAAAACCATCTTCCCATTTGACGTTGCCATCTTTATCACGGCAAACAACATGGTAATGACCATCTGCTGCCACATTTTCTTGAGTCGCAGTATTAGCCTGTAAAGTTGCTACAGCGTAGTCGCCAGAGCCTAAAAATTCGTTTGTCATGCTTTCTCCTTAATCACCTGAACTTACTATATTTTGATCTGTATAACTGCTCACTACTAAAATTGCAGATGTTGGTGTTGCTGATGGGAACTGCACAGTAAAGCTAGTAGTACAGGTTTTATCAGAGCCAAAATTGAGCACAAAACAGGCAGCTTTTGTAGTGTAATTATAAACTAATGCACCCCTGCAAGTAAATGAAGCAGGGTTCCATTGTGCGTTATTAAACGACACATAAGTAGCACTGTACTGGTNGCTTACGGTAGGGGCCGTGCTAATNACCAATGGAATACCGCCTGCCGTGTATCCTGTGCCCGTAACCTCGTTAACTGTCGTATATGCCGCCGTAGTAGCATTTAACGTGGCATTGGCGTTATAAAGGGCAATGTAATAGGTCCCATTGGTAAAGTCTTCATTACCATTTAACAGGTTTTGCTGGAACACATTACAGGCGGATTGGACAATTGGCATAATTAGAGTTTGTTATATTGAAGCTTAGTTTGACCATCACGGTAAGCATCGCCACGCTCCAGGCCATCGCCAAGACGTTTAAATTGGGCAAGTGCTTCTTGGTATTTTTCTTCAATTTGTTTGACAACTTCAGCTTCTTGCTTTTGGAATACCATTGCTTCACGCAAAGCACCATAAAACAAGACTGGGTCATAGTTATCGCCCAACCATGTGGTGCCTGTAGCATTGGAAAGAGCTGCAACATTCAGTGTAAACCCTGATCCAGAGCCGCCAATATCAATCGTATTGGCACTTAACTTGTCNCCAATAATGTAAAAACTGCCGCCGTTAGTGACGTTCACCGAGCTAACTGCTCCAGCAGAGTTNACAGTAATCGTACCTACCGCACCGCTACCAGTGCCGCCAGTCAAGAAAATATTTTCATAGGTTCCTGGGACATACAATGATCCGCCGTTAGACACGTTAGAACCCGAAATTTGGCCCTGAACAATGGTAGGAGGGTAATAGTAATAATGCATCTCAGCCGTGTAATTGGCGTTGGGGGTTGGCCCCAACAAGACTGACAATTCATTAAGATTAGAATAAGTGGATCCAAACAACGCATAATGGGTTGGAACACCCACTGAGGTCGTTGGATTCGGGAACGATTGGCGAATAAAGTTAACGTCTTTATTAAGCAAATATTGGTATGTACCAGTGCTATCTATCACAGCCAATGAATAAGTGGACAGATAGTCCATTGGCAATGACAAATAAGGATTGCCAGCAGTTAAGGTNCCAGTGACGTTCTTACGCAAAGACGGGATCTGNACCGTATTNTATATACGATCTTCCGCCTCCTGAACGAATACAGGAATATTCGCTACGAATAAAGGTTCCGTAGTTTCAGCGTAATCCTGTATGGCTTGCCATAACTGCTGGTATGTCATCATGCCATTGGGCCTCTGGACATGCGTCCTTTAGTAGCTGCCCCAGCACCACGCATTTCAATGCCTGATGATTTAGGTTCACGAACTTTATCACCAACTGCAACACGCATGGCTACTGTGCCAGGATTTACTTCGCTGGCTTTTAAAGTATTAGGGTCTTTCATAACACTTATAGCACTTTTTTCGGCTGCAACACCAGTGCCATTTTTGGCATAAGTATCAGCAGGCTTGTTATTTTTAGCATTACCAGTATGAACAGCTGGGCTATTCTTTGTGGTTGCCTTTACATTTTTTGCGGTTGCCATATTAACGACCTCTGCCTGAAGATTTCTGGTTCATTGCACGAGCCATATTACGGCCAACTGCCTTCATTTCTTTGCCAGTTACGCCGCCTTTAGCCATCTTAGCTACCTTGCCGCCTTTTTTCAAAGCCAGTTTAGTGTGCTTGCCATGATGCTCCTGGCTATCGTGTTCTTTAAAAGCTTTCTTAATGAGCTTAACATCTTGCTTTTTGTCAGCTTTTTCTTCTTTCATCATTTCTGATTTTGATTCTTTTTCCATCTTTGCCATTTTAAACTCCTAAGTAGTTTGTATTGTTACTGTACCGATTGTTATGATAGGAATCAAGGAGTTTGGCGTTAAATAACTGTCAAAACTACTTGCTCCACCGACTGGGTTCCAGCCCCATTGTATCTGCCTGCTACCATCTGTTGAATAACCAGCATTATCAGGATTAGTAAACACTGGATCATATGGGTTGGTAAATAATCCTGTTGTACCGCCTACCTGATAACTGACATCTGGGCGAGGCTCACGCACCGCCTGGGGATCATTCACAGGATATAAACCTAAACTCAACTGTGGCTGATCTGGATCCCAACATTCTGGGCACACTTTAATATTGTATTGTTTGGTCTTGATAATTTCCTTTTTCAAGTCCTTTAACATATACCTAAAACCGCATCTATCGCATTGGGCTATGGCCCATTTGCCAGAGGCATACTTGGAAGGCATTACCTTCTACCTCCCGTGTAGAANGAAGCACGGGGCACAAANCGAATTGGTGCCTTCTCACGGTCTTCGTCCGAAGCTAAGGTCCANTGCTCCATATANTCNGCTTTTAGCATCTGTATGCGGTTTGGATCCACTCCTTGGATCTTCATGGACATGTAGTATGCCAANCCAGCAACTAACGCTTGAATAAAGCGAAAAGGAATATCGTTTGTACTTACGCCAGTGCCTGCATCTTGAATCCTACGCAATCTCCAATACACAAAAGTATATTGGCTGCCTGGTGAATTTGGGGTAGGCCAGACGTTAATACAGGGCAGCTGGGTTACTTGAATGGCTGCAGAAGCACTATGGGCCGCCGCAGTAGTTCCCGCTTGACCACGGTAGCAATTAATTAGCTGTGGTGCCGTTGTAGAGACGTTTGGATAATAAATGATCTCGCTGTCAATCTTAACGTATCCAGTAGCCGCCAAGCCAGTCATATCGGATGGGGATAATTGGATAATCGTATCGGTGGCAGAGATGCCGCTAGTGGTTCCGTTGCCAACCAAAGTATAAGGGGTTGGGTTTACGTTACCAGATTGGCGGTTAATCCATACCTGGACAGGGCGGCCAACAGCCAATTTATTGGGCAGCGTTGAATAAGTATCTTCGGAAATACGACTAATATTGATGTCATTTGGTTTTGAAGAGTACCTGTTCTGATAACCTGGCTTAATAAATCGATGGTATCAACAGGCAATGGATAAGTGCTTTGGCCCGTATTCATTGGAATTTGGCCTTCTTCGACCGTCCAAAGGTTAATGCCACGGTTAGCCCACTCAACAGTCAGTAAGTTCAGCGAACGGGTTGCGGTCCGAAGATCATAACCAGTTCTTAATTCAACGCCACAACGCTCAAAAGCCTCTTCAACGAGGCTATTCATGTCTAGGTCAAATACTGAGGTTCCTGTAGTTGCCATTATTTTTTCTTCGCAGCTCTCATGTTATCAACCAAATTAGGATACGGCCTGCCAGCAGCTTTAGCCATTGCTTTGGCTGCAGACTTCTTAGCCGAACTCAAATGCTTAGGCTTGCCCAGTCCCTTAGGACGGGGTTTATCCCAAACTTGCCCGCCTTTGGCATATACATCAACATCATTCGGGTTATCTTTACGAACGATAACCTTTTTCTTTGGCATCTTGGAAGGGTTCATATCACCCATTCCACGACTGGACCGCATTACTTGCCCTTACGAGCAGAACCACCGCCACACATCTTTTCTACATGATCCATGTGATGCAAATGACCATCAGCATGTTTTTTGAATTGATGCTTGTGATGTTTGTGTGTATCGGTCTCATGCTCAGCAATGAATGCATCATGACGCTTCATGTCTGGGCCGCTCATTGGCTCCATACCTTCTTTAACCATGTTTTTCATACTATCTCCTTAGCAATACTTGGTGTTAGTACGGCCACGCTGGGCGATACCATCTGCACGGCTAGATGTTGAGCCACCTTTAGCCATTTTCTTAGGGGCTTGCGTACCAATGGTGTTACCCTTCATAGTCACTTTACGATCTTCTGTGTG